AAAACCCGCCTGCTTTTTCTTCTTGTGTTTCGTCTGCCACTAACCTTATCCTCGATATAAATAGTTGTTTATTAACATGTTATAGTCTTATTTATATGGTTTATGCCAAAGAAATTTATAAAGGAAAGTTTTTTCCGAGAAATACTTCTAAGTACTTAGGAGATCCTACTTCTATTGTCTATAGATCAAGCTATGAATTGAAGTTTATGCACTGGTGTGATCGTAACAGTTCAGTTTTAGGATGGAATTCAGAAGAAGTTGTTATCCCTTATCGTAGTCCTATAGATAATAGAGTCCATAGGTACTTTGTAGACTTCTATATGGAAGTAAAAGACGAAACCGGCACTCGTAAACAATATCTAATTGAAGTAAAACCTGATAGATTCACGAGGCCTCCTGCATCTGGCAAACGAAAAACAAAAAGATACTTACAAGAGATAGCAAATTATGCTGTTAATGAGGCTAAATGGAATACCGCCAAAGACTTTTGTAGGAAACAAAACATGGAATTTAGAATAGTTACTGAAAAAGAACTCGGCATCTAGTATAAATACATGTATGGACACAAAACCTTTTAACGATATTTTATCTTCTGCTCGAGGACAAGAACAATCTGCTCGTTGGTATCAGAAAGCTGTAAGAAATTACGCTTCAGGTATTAACACATGGCAGGAAGCACAAGGATCTGATATCGGTAAAATGGCAACAACCTTAGAAGTTGGTAAAATGTATCTGTTTAATTATAATCCTATAGGAGCAAAAGATTTACCGTATTACGATAATCTTCCGTTAGTTATAATTTGCGATCCTTTACCCACAGGGTTTAGTGGTATTAATCTACATTATTTAAGTCCACTATTAAGAGCAAATTTAATTGATAGACTCAAATCGCCAGGCCAGGATTTAGATTCTGATAGCGTTATGAGATCCAACTGGAATTTTGTTAAGAACTTTAGTAGGTTTCCTGAATGTAGGAAGTCTGTAAAAAGATATTTAACTCAACAGATAGGTGGGCAGATGATGGAAATAAACCCAGTACATTGGAAGTCAGCAATATTCTTGCCAGTACAGAAATTTATTGGTGCTTCAGATAGTAAAGTATATAGAGACACAATGGAAAAACCAGACATCAAGAGGAATAGTATCTAATGGGATTTAGCTTAAAAAGTATATTACGGGGAGCTTACAACAAGTCAAAGGTTAAGAAGAATAAACCTGGGCCTGGACATCAACATCCTGATCCCAATTTAACCACTGGTCCCCTAACACAATTAGACCACCAGTATCGTAAAGGTGGCAGAACAAGTTTTCAAGAAACAATTTACAACACACAATTAGCTAGAACAGAAAGATTCGAATGCCAATTTAGTTTTCCACTATCTGTTAGAGAGGCGTTTGATACTCGTATGCCAGAGTATGCAACTATAATGTGTGAAGAAGTACAGATTCCAGGTATGGCATTAGCTAATAAAGAATTTAATGTAGGACCATGGACACATTACAGAAACTCAAACATGCAGTTCTTAGGACAAGAAATAAACTTTACATTTTATACCGATGTAGATTGGAAGTTAAGAGAGGCATTTGAAAAATGGTTCGCAATGACCATTGACCCTACGTCAAAAGAAGTTATATGGCCTAGTGATACATGGGGACAGATTAGCATAAACGCTATGGACATGCAAGATAATTACAGGAGATCATGGGTATTACATGAAGTTACTCCTAAAGTTTTAAACCTACAGCCTATGAGTATGGGATCTGTAGGAGTGGTGAGAACCACGTTAATAGTATCAGCTACTTATTGGGACTCTAATAATATTAGAGTTAACATGGGCGGTGAATTTAAAGAACCAGTGGAAGAAGGACCTGATACGGGAACTGCAGACGCAGGCCTTACTCAGAAAACAGATAATTAATAGGAGATAAATTATGTTACCAAAAATTGAAGTGCCAATATTTGACGTTAGTATTCCGTCTACAGGAGAGGTTTATAAGTTTAGACCGTTTCTTGTAAGGGAAGAAAAAATACTGATGTTGGCTAGTGAAGGTGGAGAATACAAAGATATGATTGGTGCTTGTGAGCAGATCGTAGCTAACTGTTCGCAAGAAGAAATTAAAGTTGATGAGTTAAGTATATTTGACTTACAACATATATTCATGAGATTAAAAGAGAAGTCAACGGGCAGTTCACAAGAGTTCACATTAATTTGTGGTGGTTGTGAAGAAAAGATGTCGTATACATTAGACCTTACAGATGTTAATGTTGTTGGATTAGATACAGCACCAGATAAACTTATTAAAATATCTGATACTGTTGCTATTGAACTGGCATATCCTACAGCAAAAACTGTTATGGAAATCAGCGATACAGATGATACAGACATTGTTGTTAAATGTATCAAGCGAGTATATAGCGAAGATGAAATACTCGAAATATCAGATGAGACAACAGAAGACGTAATGGAGTTTATAGATAACTTACCATTAGATGTTTTTGAAAAGGTTCAAGAGTTTTTTCAAAAAATGCCTAAAGTAGAACACATGGTAGAATACAAGTGTAAATGTGAGTTTGAAAATCGTATTTCCATTAATGGTTACGAACATTTTTTCGTCTAACTCTTTCTCAGGAGCGTCTTGAAAACTATTACAAGACGAACTTCTTATTAATGCAAGAGCATCATTATAGTTTAACAGAGTTAGAAGATATGATGCCCTGGGAAAGAGAAGTATATATTGCTATGTTAATAGAACACCTTCAGAAGAAGGCGGATAAGATTAAACAGGATAAAGAGAATTACTAATGGCAGATAAAAAAGAAATACAAAGACTGATGGATAAGGCCTTAGAAGGTCAGTCTATGAAAGACGCATTAGATGGTGTTAGAGAGGAAGTTGGCCAACATAAAGACGATATTAATGCAGGGTTCGAGGAGTTAGGCGATCACGCTAAAAAGAATAAACTTCTCAATGTTCTTCAAACAGGCGAAATGATAATGAACCTGGGCAGAGATAAAGAGGCCAGAGACGTTACAATATCACAGCAGAATTTTCAAGAGAGTACAAAGAAACATAACGCAGGAGCTCAAAAATCTAGATCTCGTATTGAAGGTGGCATAAAAGACATTAAGGATATGATGGGAGGTGAGGGTGAGAAGGTACCTCAAACAGAAAGACTAGCAGACATATTTGGTTCTTTAGTAGGCGGAAAGGGTGTAGGAAACAACAAACAAGAAATGGATGCTAATAACATAATGGCATCTTTCGCAGGACAGTATTCTACTCCTGAACAGATAAATGAATTATCATCAACATTAGCCAGTGCCAGTAAAGAAGACAGAGAAGCGTTTACAGACGCGCTAAATGCCATTGCAGATGCAGGGGCAGGCAAAAAGGATTTAACTGATGAAAAGGTAACAAGGCTTACAGCAGCTGCTGATAAATTAGGCATTCAAGGTATAGACACTTCAACAAAAATGTTTGCAGTTGCTAATAAAGACCCAGAAAAACAGAAGGTAATGAAGGCTAAGTTTAAAGAATTTAGAACCATGGCAGATGAAGGTAGGATTTTAAAACCTGGAAAGGGTGAAGGAAGATCAGGTGTAGATACAGAATCAATACCAGAACAGAACCATGAAGTCCTAACTGATATATACGATCTATTAGAAAAATGGTATAATCAGATGATGGGCGATGGTGGGAATGCTAATAGTGGAAGCAGTATAATATTGCCGGCAGCGGCAGCAGCAGCAGCGGCAGCTGCTGCTACCAAGGCAGCCCGTGTTAAGGCAGCCCGTGTTGCTGCTGCCAACGCTGCTGCCAACAGGCCACCAGCAGGAACAGCCAGGCCAGTTGCCTCAAGTGCCAGGGGAACAGCAGCAAGAGTAAATACAACAGATTTAAAAGCAAAATCTGGTAGATTTTATCCAGCAGATTCTACACAAGGCCGGGCCATAGCAAACGCTACTCGTAATGTGCCCAAGCCTACAGTTAGTGTAACAGGAGCAGCAGGCGGTCCACCACCAGGGGCAACAGGAACAGCAGTTACTGGTCCTCCTAAGCCTCCAGCAGGAAACATGCTTTCTAGAGCTCAAGCGGGAACGGATAAGTTAATGAA